TGGTGGATTTAGCCGCGGCGAACTTAACATTTTTGCAGGCGGGTCTGGGTCAGGTAAATCGCTTGTTATGATGAATATAGCGTTGGGTTGGTTACAAGCAGGACTAAGTGGTGTGTACATTAGTTTAGAACTTAGTGAGGAACTGTGTGCTCTAAGAACTGATGCAATGTTAAGTGGAATGAGTACAAAAGAAATTCGTAAAGATATTGATCAAACTGAACTCAAGGTCAAGTTGGTATCAAAGAAAGCCGGGCAATATCGTATTAAAGCATTGCCAGCACAAAGTAACATTAATGATATTCGTAGTTATATTAAAGAAGTGCAAGTTCAAACAGGACTTAAAGTAGATTTTGTTATGTGTGACTACTTGGATTTGTTAATGCCGGTTAGTGCTAAAGTAAGTCCAAATGATTTGTTTGTTAAAGACAAATATGTATCAGAAGAACTGCGTAATCTTGCCAAAGAACTAAATGTATTATTTGTAACAGCAAGTCAGTTAAATCGTAGTGCGGTAGAAGAAATTGAATTTGATCATAGTCATATTTCGGGTGGTATTAGTAAAATTAATACCGCGGATAATGTATTTGGTATTTTTACCAGCAGAGCTATGCGTGAGCGTGGCAAATACCAAATTCAGTGTATGAAGTCACGTAGTTCTACAGGTGTGGGAATGAAAATTGACCTAGACTATAATATTGAAACTATGCGTATAACTGATCCAGGCGAAGAAGAGCAATCAAACTTTAAACGCCCAGGCGGAAATTTATTAGACTCAATTAAAGCTAAAAGTACAATGATCAACGGTACCGAATCTATTGCAAATTCTGTGGAGCGCGAAGAAAACAGTAAAATTACTGCAGATGTACAAAGTGCCAAGCTAAAACAACTTTTAGGCCAGATTAAAGCCAATTAACATTTACCAATTTAGTGTATAATCGCACTAAATAATAAAAAGGTTCTGGACCCCAAATGCAAAAGAAAACCCGCAGTATATTAGAAGAATTAGAAACACTATATGCCGATCGCGATAACCGCCACGTCATTGAAAACCGTGCTTCTAACATTATAGCCAGTGCTATACGCTTATTAGAGCAGATTGACTCTAGTTATACGCCCGAGCAAGCTGATAATCTACAACGCAAATTAATCAACGCAATTAAGCTCAGAGATCCTGGTAAGTTTACACGCACCGTAAGGAAAACAGATGCAAATTCATGAAATAACTCTTAGAGAAGCAGAGTGGCAACCGCTCGATCCTAAAAAGATTATGGCTACAGCACGACCAACAAAATTTAACTATGGAACACTACCTGTAGCACCGAGAGTCGGAACCGAACTACCAACTGATCCTGCATTAAAAACAAAACAAGATGCACTATCGGCACAACAAGCACAGCATCAACAACAATCGGCAGATGCAGTAAACGCTATGAAGGCAAACACAGTTGCAGCAAACAAAGTTGCCACTGCACCAAAAACTCTTGCACCAGCAACTACTAACCCTAACCCAGGTGCTAATGCATTTGGGCAAATGGCTCAACAATTACAGAAACCTACAACTCCTGCGGGACCAACACAGTCTAGCACTCAAGGAACAATTACTCCAACTGCAACAGGAGTAGTACATACTGCTAGTGAACGAAATCCCAATCCACGCACAGAACCCATGGGTGCTCAGCAAAAGTGGGACATTGAATTTAGAAAATTACAAAACCAATATCCTGGACGTACCCCTCAGCAATATCAACAAGCAATGTTACAAAGAGTAGGAACAGCTCGTCCTAATGGCACACCTGCATCACAAGCTGCACCTGCACCGCAGGCCGTTGCAACAGCACAGCCCGAGACTACTATAAAATCTGCCCCTCGTCCAGTGCAACCAGCACCTGCCGCGGCAACACAATATCCACCAATCACACTTGGATCTGGTCCTAAAGCACAAGTATATGTTAATAAAGGCCGCGGCTACATTGATAGTAAAACTGGCAAACCAATGCCCCCATCTATTGTCAAGGCTATGGGTATACAATGAACTTACTAGAAGGTGGCAACGTATTCAAGAATAATGATGGGCAAGCCTTAACACAGCGTATTAATCAAACTGATGTTAAGCCCACCCTGGCATGGCTTGAAGAAATGCTTCCTGGATTAGATTTACAAAATAATACTCTTGGCTCAACTGGTATNNNAGATACCAGTGGTGACTTAGATATTGCCGTAGATGCNAACCGAGTTAGTAAAGAACAATTAGAACATAGGCTCAAATCNTGGGCCGTAGCCAATAAATTTAAACCTGAAGACTATGTTCGTAAGTCTGGTAGTGCTGTGCATTTTAAAACACCTATAGANGGTCGCCCTGATCGTGGCTATGTACAAACCGACTTTATGTTTATGAAAGATGTTCCATGGTCAAAGTTTGTGCTCGGCGCTATGCCTGCAGATAGTAAACACAAAGGTCGTGAACGCAATGTTATGATGAATAGCATCGCCAAGAGTTTAGGTTATAAATTAAATCAAAANNCTGGCATTGCCGATCGTGTTAGTAACGAATTAATTTCTAATGATCCAGATGCAGTGGCCAAACTTTTATTAAACAAAACAGCTACTAGACAAGATTTAGCAAGTGTAGAATCAATTTTACAAGCATTAAGCACCGATCCTAAGCGTGAAGCTAAATTAGCAGATTTTCGTCAGCACATGGAACGCGAAGGCCTACCGTTTATGGAAAGCCAACCCGAGCCATTATACAAAGAAGTATCAGATGTAAACTTCTTAGCCCGACTGCGTGATCGCATTGTTAATCAAGGCATGCAGGTCATTGTTGAAGCCGAAGTGCAAGGCGGCCGTGCCAAAGGCATCGAACACCTAGAAGATTATGTGTTCCGCAATGGCAGTGCTGGTATAAAGAAAGCACTGGATATCGTTCGTCACACCTCTGCTGACACAGGTAAAACCACCACAGTCAAATGGGATGGTAAGCCAGCGTTAGTATTTGGTCGTGACCTCAACGGAACATTTATCCTAACTGATGTTTCTGGGTTTACTGCCAAGGGGTATAATGGATTGTTTACTAGCCCTCGTCAAGTTACAAGACATTTAGCCGCTAGAGATGCTGATGCCTCAGCACAAGGTAAACCTGCTACCCGTGTTCAAGATCTTGCTCCTATATATGATAAGTTATGGGGTATGTTAGATGCTGCAGTTCCTCCTAACTATCGTGGATTTGTTCAAGGTGATTTATTATACATGACGACTCCACCTTTAGAATCTGGAAACTATGTGTTTACACCCAATGCCATAGAATATCGAATTCCGGCTAACAGTGAAGTAGGTCAGCGTATAGGCGCCAGCGATGTTGGCATTGCTATGCATACAAAATATGCGGAACCTGGTGCACCAAAAGAACCACTGGGTAATGTAGAGTTTAAACGGGTACCGGGATTACTATTATTAGAACCCGTATATGCTAAAGAAAATGTTCGACCAGAAACACAGCTAGTTAAGCAACTGCAAGGTCTTTATAGATCTCAAGGTGCCGCGATTGATCAATTATTCAATCCTGCAGACCTTCGTGCCTTAAAAATCACCGATTTGCCTAAGTTGTGCATAGATTATATTAATAGTCGTGTGGGTACTAATTTTGATCAACTAATGGATCAATTTGCAACCTGGTTGCATGATAATACATCTATACCAAAATTTAAAAATATTACAGAATATCTACAGAGCCCACGCAGTAATATTGTAGGTATGGCTGCGGCATTTGAAGCTTGGGAATTATTACACATGATCAAGATGGATTTGTTAGGTCAATTAGATCTACAACATCCAGGGCAAGAAGGTTGGGTTATGGCCACAGATGCTGGTATGGCCAAGGCTGTAAATCGTTTAGCCGGTGGCTTTACAGCGGCAAACCGTCAAATAAACAACCCAGAACCGGCCGCTAACTCCTAATTTTACCTAAAAGGTATAAATAAAAGCAGGACCTCTGTGTCCATATATTAAGGAGATTTAAAATGGCTTATATTACCGTAGTTTCTGGTGGCGCACAACCAGTATTCGCAACCGACGTATTAAACGGTTCAGTTGCACAATCAGCTAACTTAGCTAACGCTTCAGTAACAAACTTCCAAGGTCCTAAGTTGGACTTCTACTCTGTTAATGCTAATGCAGCACTGACAGGTAACATTGGTGGTCCTGCTACTGCTGTTAATGGCTTTATTTCAAACACATTGCAAGCAATTCAGCAAACATGTACAGTTGCTATGTATCAAGTTAATCCAGGTGCAAACACTGTATTGAACATTGCTACATTCCCAACAGCAGCTTTTGCTAATGCCGCAACATTCTTGACAGCTGCACAAGCTGCCAACGGCGCAATTGGTTGGGCAACATCAAACGCATACGCTACATTTACAACTCAGTAATCTGAAGAGTAATTAGTATTATCAAAAACCCACTTCGGTGGGTTTTTTGTTGACTTTACTATGGTAACTTGTTATAATGGGTTAAATATCCTATTATGAATGTAAGTAAAATAACCGAAGTAACTGTATTTGAAAGCCCAGATGGTGGTCGCACTGTTTACGCCCGCCGTCCTGGTAGTCTTGCTAGAACTTTACATTACCAAGATCCTCAATTAATAAAAGAATTAGNGGAACTTGAACAACAAAAACGCTGGCAGGAGATATTTTCTGCCCGTGACACAAATCCAGAATTAGATCATTTGTGCGAGCAGGNNGAAATANTNTATGAATTGTCAAAAAAACTCGAATGAGATTTGCCTGCCAAACATATTTTGATATTACAGCCACTGGTATAACCGGACATTGTAAAGAG